GGTATCACTATTTTGATTGAGACTGTCAGGGAGGTACATAATCATGAGAGATGAACAACCGGAAGACAAAAAGAAAGAAATAAAACGAATGGTAGACGAAATTTACAATCCAGCGTACATTGATATGATTTATGGCTTTGTAAAAAGATTATACGCGGAAAATAAGAAGCAGGGGAACTGACCCCTGCTTCTTTTATTTCGAAAAACGATCCATGAACTTCCAAAAAAGTTCCTTGTCTTCTTTTGACAGATGATAATATTTCATAATTGCTTCTTTGGCTTTCAAGTCTTCAATTCCGATTTCAGCACATATAGTTCCGAAGTCTACATCAACATCACGAAACATTTCACCTTCTCCATCTCGGAGCCATTCTTCCCGCACATTATATTTCTCACAAATTAATTTAATGACGGCATCAGAAGGGGTTCGCCTTCCCATCTCATAACTTGAGACGTTCGAAAACGATATCCCAAGATCGTTTGCGAATTTTTGCTGGCTACCTATGTTTAAGGCTTTACGCAGCATTTTCAATCTTTCATGCAACATTTTCACCTCCTGTCTAATGATAGTTTACACCAGAATGAGCAAAATATCAATAGAAAAAATCGTACAAAGTACGAAAAAACATGTTGACAAAGTATGTACATGGTGCTATATTGAGAATGTACAAAGTACAAAGGAGGTGAGTACATGGTAGCAGAAAAAGATAAAGAAGATTGCAAGAAATTTGCAGATATTTTCATGTCACTGCCAGAAGACAGTAAGAACATGGTCATCATCTATCTTTCGGCACTTCGCGATAGAGAAGAAGCGGACAAAGCCCGGTTACAGAAAACATAAGGAGGGAACATGAAACTCTTAAAAAGATTTATTAACTGGTGGCTTTTCACACCGCGAAAAACGTTCAGTGAAAAACACCCAGACTTCCCAATGTACTTTTCAGTAGTGTGCCTATTGCTTGTAATGTGTCGCGAAGAAATGGAATGGTTAGCACATCATATGCTTCAAGCAATGCAATTATTGAAATGGTGGTAGGGATCAAAAAACGCAGATGATCTTTCCTTTTGTATCGAAAATACATTTTTCCAAAATCGGTTGGCTCATAGACGTAATGACCGAATAAAATTCGAGGTACACGATGTATCAGTTCGTACTGGCAGAGAAGAGATATAGATTTTTTACGATAAAAAATCGAACTCTTTAATATTGGCAGGGTTCGGACAATGAATTTTTGATAAAGGGAAAGTTCAAGGTGTGAATAATCTGGTATTTGCATAATTTAGTAGCTCCTTTCAAATGGAGTATAGCACACGAAAGGTGTAAAGACTATGGGAATCTTGAAAACATTACTTTCGTTACCACATCTGGCGGACGATCTGGAAAGTGAAGAGTATGCAAGTGCAAAGCTGTTCGGAAAAATCGCAGATCTGGAAAAGAAAATCGAAAAACTGGAAGCCGGAGAGCCGCGGCCGATCACCAAAGAAGAACTTGAAAAAGTCGCTGCGGCAGATGAACTTTACCGACGCATCCGGCACTGGAACGAGAAATATTAAACAGCAAAATGCAAACAGGGTCATTGCGATTTGCTTAGTAACGTTATCATAACGTTACGCTAACAGGGACGTAGCGTCACAGTAACGCCCCTAGAATAAGAATAAGAATAAGAAAAAGATATAAAAACATATATTGAGCATCGCAAGCGCTGCTCGGTAAGCAAAATAGCTTTTTCTTGACCACAGAAAGAAGGTGGAAGCATGAACGAAATGAAAGGATTCTACTCAGACCAGTTCGGAGCGATCCGGGCGGTGAATATTGACGGCGAACCGTGGTTCAATGCTACCGACATCACAACCGCATTGGGTTACAGAAACTCGCGGGATGCGATTGCAAAGCACGTAGCGAGAGAAGATGCACGGCTTTTCCTAAAGTCGCAAATCGCGACATTAGAGGATTTCCCAAACAGAGGGCTTACATTCATCAACGAGTCCGGGCTGTATGCGCTGATCTTCGGTAGCAAGCTGGAGAGCGCAAAACAATTCAAACGCTGGGTGACAGCCGAGGTTCTCCCGGCGATCCGGAAAACCGGCGGGTATCAGCAGACAGCACCGCAGGGCAAAGAGTTACTTGCTCTGGCAGTCCTCGAAGCGCAGAAAACCATTGAGGAGCAGAACCGGACGATTGAACGGATGCGACCGAAAGAGATTTTCGCGGACGCAGTGAGCGCAAGTAAAACGTCCATATTGATAGGCGACCTTGCAAAGCTGATTAAGCAGAACGGGGTTGACATCGGCGAGAAGCGGCTCTTCCAGTGGATGCGGGAAAACGGTTATCTGATCCGGAAGGACGGAGCCAGCTACAACATGCCGACGCAGAAGAGCATGGATCTCGGCGTTATGGAGATCAAGGAGTCCACGATCACCCAGCCGAACGGAAATGTTCGGATCAGCCGCACCCCGAAAGTAACGGGGAAAGGGCAGAGATATTTCGTCAACAAAATTTTATCCGCAATGGCATAGCAGAGATGGCGATGCTAAGGAAAAGCGCAGCGGAGAATTGAAATGCGAGGGCAAGGAAAAACGTTGAGTAGAAGGGCTATGGAATAGCGATGCACCGTCATGAGCTGAAAAGCAAAGGAAGAGATACGAAAGACTGGGCAACGAAAAGCCATGGAAAGGCGCAGAGCAGTAGAGCTGAGCGATGGAATGGTACAGCGAGCCAACGAACCGGAATGCTACGGAAAGGAATCGCAGGTCGGAGCAAAGGAATAGCACTGGAAGCCAGGATGAGCAACGGCATAACAAGGCAATTCATAGATGCGAGCGGACAAGCAAAGGAAATGAAGTGCGGCGGATTGATACGCAGGTGCGCAGCGAAGAGGGCAGAGCGCCGAAATCAAAAAATAAAAACGAAAAGGAGAAAGCAACATGCAGGAAATCAAAGTAAGATTAACATTCACCGAGGAAATTCTTGGAACAGCGGCGGCAGATAAGGAGATTCACAAGACCTATATTGCGTCTCTTGCGCCGAACGCGCCGAGCAAGAAGGAAGAGGTCGAAGCAGTAGGCGTGGAAGAGACGATTGAGAAAGCAATGACCGTTTTCCCGAGAAACAAAGAGGGCGTGCCGATCTATTGGGACTACCAGATTAAGGGATTTTTCAAAGATGCGGCCGGAATGCTGCGTAAGGTTCCGAACACGAAAAGCTCGAAAATTAAGGCGTATAAGAAAGAGATTGACGGGCTGATTTTCGTGAAAGAGCGTCAGATCCCGATTCATTTTGACGGAGAGATCGGAAACTGCGAGCGGCCGCTGAGAGGACAGACACCGCAGGGCGAGCGCGTGGCGTTAGCCAACAGCGAGAGCATCCCGGCGGGGGCGTGGATCGAATTTACGGTGCAGTGCTTAACTGATGGATTGGCGGGAGCCGTGACAGAGTGGCTTGATTACGGAATGTTCAGAGGTCTTGGACAGTGGAGAAACTCAGGGAAAGGCCGCTACCTGTGGGACTGGCTGGACGAAAAAGGGAACGTGATAGGAGGAAACAGAAGTGTCCATAAGGACGGAAAATAAAAGCATCTACTGGGCTTGGAAAGCCATGAAACAAAGATGCAAAAATCCAAAATGCAAAGCGTACAAAAATTACGGAGCACGGGGAATAAAAGTTTGTGATGAATGGGAAAAATTTGAGCCGTTTTTAAGTTGGTGTTTAGAGAATGGATATCAAAAGGGCTTAGATTTAGACAGACGTGATAATAACGGAAATTATTCTCCAGATAACTGCAGGTGGATTTCACGAAAAGAAAATCTAAACAATCGAAGAAACACGATTTTCATTGATGTGAACGGAGAAATCCTTCCGGAAACTGTTTGGTCAGAAAAACTCGGAATAGATAGGGCGCTCATCAAGTATTGGATAAAAACAGGAGGAAAATCTTATGCAGAAAAAAGGGCAAAAGAAATTTTAAGGAATGGTTACAAACCGAAAGATTTTGGATATAGCCATAGAAAAGCGATCCAACACGTAGAAACAGGAATCGTTTTTGAATCTGTTAGGAAAGCGGCAAATTATTTTGGAATTGCTCCGTGTACTATTTCCAATGCAATGAGAAGCGGAAGGAAAACAGGAAAAGGTAAATTTGTTTGGGCAGAATCATAGGAGGAACATGGAAGAAACGACATGGGAGCAGGCGGAAGGCTTCGCAGTCAGCGTGATACGAGAAGCCAGAATAAGAGCAAAATTCTGGTTTACGGCGTGGCTGGTAACTTTCGTGGTGCTGATAACGGTTGTGGCGGCCGTGTTGGTGATGTAGTAAGGAGGTTCCCCGGATGGAAGAAATTACGAAAGCAGAAGCAGAAAAAATGATTTTCATGTTTCTTGGACGAGAAGTCCGGATCAAAGAAAAAGAAGAAAGTCGGATATCGTATCCGGCGCGGTATATGCGAAAATCTGAACTGCTGAAAATGCAGAATCCCCTGTTGGGGGAAACAGTGCTCGAACGCGCCGAGAAATACGCACCGGCGGGGGTTGTGAGGAAAATCAACCCGATGAAGAAAAACAGCCCGCTTGTGTTCGACACAGTGGAGCTGGAGAAATGGAGGGCGAAGCATTGAAGAAAAAAATTGTAGCAGCAGAAGTGATTCTGTGGGTTACGGCACTCGTGGCCATCAGCAATATCAATTGGGGCGGGTTCTTCTGGTGCTTTTCGCTGATGATTCTCGGGTATCTTGCTTTTCTGGCGGTTGACGCGGAGGAGAAGAGAAAGAAAACAGAAGCCGAAAAGGCGGAAAAGAAGAAAGACAGAGTGTTCCAGATGTGGTTGAGAATGTAAAAAATGCCCTCCGGAGAGACGAAGGGCATCCATAAAAAGACAACATCATCATAGCACATGAAAGGAGAAAAGGCAATGGGAATGAAAGGTTTTAAGGGATTCGAGAAAGATTTTTCCTGCAGAGGGAAACAGTACGAGGAAAACACGACATATGAGGAGCACGGTGTGGGATGCTGTCATAAAGGAGTTATGCACTTTTGCGAGGATCCGTGGGAGGTTCTGAACCATTACGACCTCGTGGATGGCAACGGAAATTTTTCTGAATTTGCGGAAGTAGAAGCATTGGGGCAGGTATGGAATGACGGAGAAAAGCGGGTAACAAATAAAATTCATATCGGCGCAAAACTCGGACTTAAAGGGTTCTTGAAAGCGTGTATTGATTTCACGCTTGAAAAAACGAAATTCGGCTCGTCCGGTTACTACGAGCAGATCGGCTCGTCCGGTGACTACGCGAAGATCGGCTCGTCCGGTTACTACGAGCAGATCGGCTCGTCCGGTGACTCCGCGAAGATCGGCTCGTCCGGTGACTACGCGAAGATCGGCTCGTCCGGTGACTCCGCGCAGATCGGCTCGTCCGGTGACTACGCGAAGATCGGCTCGTCCGGTGACTACGCGAAGATCGGCTCGTCCGGTGACTACGCGCAGATCGGCTCGTCCGGTGACTACGCGCAGATCGGCTCGTCCGGTGACTACGCGAAGATCGGCTCGTCCGGTGACTCCGCGCAGATC